CATTTACTCGGCGTAATGTTCAAGGAGAACAATGAATAAGGCAAAAGATATTGCAGGCAGAATTGTTGCACTTTTCCTCACCAACGCCCTCGGCGTGGTGACTGGTGCTGCGGTTATCGCTCCTGACTTGGAAGTATGGAAGTCAGCATTGATTGCTGGCGCAGTTTCCATCTTTAAGGTTGCAGAAGGTCTTGCCAAGGCAAGCATTGATGGTGTTCTCACCAAAGATGAAATTGATGCAGCATTTGGTGCAAGTCCTAAAAAGATTGCAGCCAAGAAGGCAGCCGCTAAGAAGGCATAATGGAACTCACCGACCTTCTCAATGAGAAGGAGTGGAGAAAATGCAAAGGTAGTGAGGGTGCAACCACCGAGGAATTGGTGGCTGCATTTTCACACTTTTGTGCCAATCATTGGATGATTAGACACCCTGAGCGGGGTCGTATCAAGTTTGTATTGCGTGAAGCACAAGAAGAAACCGTAAGAGTCTGGATTGACTCTAGGTACAGCATTGTTCTGAAAGCACGACAGATTGGGTTCTCTACTCTGGCTGCTGCATTTACATTCTGGGAAACATTCTTTTGGCCTGACCGCTTTACGGTCATGCTTTCACGCACAGAACGTGAAGCATCCAAGTTGTTGCAAAAGACCAAGTATGGCTACAAGATGCTTCCTGCGTGGATGCGAACCCGTGGACCAGACCTACTTTCAGACAACCAGTTGAAGATGGTATTTGCCAATGACTCATCTATTGAGTCTTTGCCATCTGGCAATGACCCTGCTCGTGGTGAATCGGTGTATCGAGTAATCATTGACGAAATGGCGTTCTTGCCCAACGCTGAAGAAGCGTGGGCATCTATTGAACCAATTGCTGACGTTGGTGGTCGGGTTATCTGCCTAAGTACAGCCAATGGTGAAGGCAACATATTTCACCAACTGTGGGTTGGTTCACAAACTGGAACAAACCGATTTACTGGAGTGTTCTTTCCATGGTCTGCTGGAGACCGTGACGAGGACTGGTATGAGGCTAAGAAGCGTGACCTTCCTGACTGGCAGTTGGCACAAGAGTATCCGGATAATCCAGATGAAGCGTTTATTCGTTCTGGTCGCCCTGTATTTGATATTGATGCTTTGCGAAATATTGAACCAATTGAACCAAAACGTGGTTATCTTAAAAATGAGATTGGCAGAAACCATTACACATTTATTGAAGATGGTGGAGAACTTTCAATTTGGGAGTTACCAGATAGTCAAGAAATTTATGTAATTGGTGCCGACGTTGCTGAAGGTCTTGGGCATGGTGACTTTAGTTCAGCCCACATCATTTCAGCCAATACGGGACTATTGGTTGCCCAATGGCATGGTCACGTTGACCCAGACGTTTTTGGTGAAGTAATCCTCAGGGCTTTAGGTTATTACTACAATCATGCCCTTATCGGTGTTGAATCCAACAACCACGGTTTGACAACGATTAAAGGTTTGCAAAGAGTCGGATATAGAAACATTTACCGACAACGAAAGATGAACAGCAGAAACCCACAAATTAGTGACACTATGGGTTGGAGAACAACTGCTGTTTCCAAACCCTTAGCAATTGATGAACTTAACGCCGCTGTGCGAGACGAATCAATACTTATTTATGATAAAAGCACTATTGCTGAATTACGCACTTTTGTGCGTGAAGCCAATGGCAAGATGCATGGCTCCCCGCATGACGACCGTGTAATGTCTTTAGCCATTGGCAATCAGATGCTTAAGTATGTTTGGCTTCCAGAATATCGTTATGACCCAGCGCCAGTTAAGAACACACTTGGGTGGTGGGAAAAGTTCATAATGAAAGAAAAACAAGAACCCAAGTCACCTATTGGTGCCTTTAATGTACGGGAGTAACGAACTAGGCGTATAGTTATGAAAGAATTCCGCTGTTTAGAGTGTTTGACGACTTTTGTGGTAGATGAATTACCTCGTCGTGGCTCAATTTGCTTCAAATGCCATATTAAGACTATTCGCCTAGGATTCACCTATGGTCAAGAGGACTTTCACGGCCCTACTGTCAAAGAACGGGCAGATGAACAAGTTCGTGTAGCCAAAGAAGCCGGCATCAATGCCGAGCCCGTCGGAAGTCGTTGGATTTGAGATGGAGATGGTATGGGTACCGATTGTTGTTGCAATCATATCGGGACCCCTCGTGGTCGTTTTGCAAAAACTGCGGAAAGAGAATACCGAGCAACACGAAGAAGGTCGAATACTGCTCAAAATGATTGGCAGTAAAGTTGACAAAATTGGTAGCAAACTTGACAACCATATTGGCTGGCACGAAGGACAAAAGGACAAATAATGGCACGTACACCAAATAGTGAAGTTCTTAAAAAGTATCGTGACAAGTTAGACCAGTCACGTCGCTGGAGACATGAAGAAGCCTGTGATGAAGTTTGGCGACGAATGATTGACCTTTATCGTGGCAAGCATTACAAGGGTGTTTCAGAAGAAGACCGTTTGTTAGTAAACATTGCTTTTGCAACAATTAACGTTGTTGCACCGTCTGTTTCTATTAGTTATCCAAAGATTACCGTTAATGCTCGTAAGTACGAAGATAGTGACAAGGCGATTCTTACAGAATCAATTGTGAACTATTGGTGGAGACATTACGAATGCCAAAAAGAATTTAAGCGTGCAGTTCGTGATTTCTTGATTCTTGGACATGGTTGGATTAAAACTGGTTATAGGTTTGTTGAAGAGGAAAAGGTTGCGCAAGCAAACTTTGATTCTTATGATGAACTGGTTTCAGACGCTCCAGAGTCAAATATGGAATCGGAACTTATTATCAAAGAAGACCGCCCATTTATTGAGCGTGTTAGTCCGTTTGATATTTTTGTTGACCCGGATGCCACGACAATGTATGACATTAAGTGGATTGCACAGCGAGTACGCAGACCTTTGCCAGATGTAAAGAAAGATAAGCGATATAACTCTGTAGCACGAAATGAGGCTGCACCATCGCATTATTCAAAGTATGGTCAGGATGGTTATTCACCACGTCGTTCAACAGACCCAAGTGATTCTTATGTAGAAATTTGGGAATGGTACGACATTGACAGAAACACCATGTCGGTGTTCTGTGATGGTTCGGATAAGTTCTTGATTAACCCAACAGAAATACCATTTAAGTTTGGTCATCCATTTGTGATGTTGCGTAACTATGAAATTCCTGAATACTTTTACCCAATGGGTGAGTTGGAAGCAATTGAACCATTGCAACAAGAATTGAACGCAACTCGTACACAGATGATGAACCATCGTAAGCGTTTCTCACGCAAATGGTTGTACAAGGAATCAGCCTTTGACGCTGATGGTCGTGCAGCATTGGAATCAGATGAAGATAACGTAATGGTTCCAGTTATTTCAGAAGAAAGTATTAACAATGTTGTTGGCCCAATGCCAGCAGTTATTAGCCCACCAGAGTTCTACAACCAGTCAAGTCTCATCTCTGGAGATATTGACCGTGTATCGGGTGTGTCTGAATACATGCGTGGTGGTTTGCCAGAAATTAGGCGTACAGCAACAGAGGCAGGCATTATTCAAGATAATGCCAATGCTCGTGCATCTGAGAAGTTGGCTATTGTTGAATTGTCAATTGCTGAGATTGCAAAACGATTGATTATCCTCGCACAGCAGTACATGACCGGTCAGCAGGCTGTACGTATTGCTGGACAGGAAGCACAGCCATTTTGGCTCGAATTTGACCGTGACTACATTCAGGGTGAGTTTGACTTTGAGGTAGAGGGTGGTTCAACCCAGCCAGTTAACGAATCATTTCGTCGCCAGATGGCAATGCAGGTTGTTGATGCAATGGCACCATTTGCTTCTGCAGGAATTATTGATATGCCTAAGTTGGCTAGTTTTGTCCTTCAACAAGGCTTTGGCATCCGTTCAGGTGCTTCGTTCATTATTCAACCACAAATGCCAGCACAGCAAATAACTCCACAAGGTGCACCACCACCAGAAGCAATGATGCCACCTGAGGGAATGATGCCACCACAGGGTGGAATGGCTCCTAGTGAGGCTGGCGTGGAACAAATGGGTGGCGGGGAATTACCACCAGAAATCTTGGCGTTGTTATCACAGCAAGGTGGAATGCCGCCGGGAATGTAACGAAAAAACCCTATCAATAGAGCAACCCACGGAGGACTCTTAAATGAGCGATATAAATAGCAATGAAATCACAGCCGAAGAGACCCTAGAAGACCTAGGACAATCTCAAGAAGTTGCGGATGTAGTTGATGCCCTTACAGCAGAAGAGATTGACCTTCTCCCTGTAGACGAGTTTGGAGACAAATATGTTTCTGTGCTAGTCAACGGAGAGGAAGTTAATGTCCCTCTGAAAGAGGCGCTTTCTGGATACCAGCGTCAAGCGGACTATACCCGTAAGACACAGGAACTCAGCGAGCAAAGGCGACAAGTACAATTTGGTGTCGCTTTGCAAGAAGCCTTGCAAAACGACCCTTCTGGTACTTTGGCACTTCTTTCACAACATTACGGTGTTGGACAGACAACTTCTGAAGAAGAAGACCTGTTCATGGACCCAGTTGAAAAGCAGTACCGACAGTTAGAACAACGTATTCAGGCTTTTGAACAACAAAAGGCTATGGATGAGTTGGAAAGAACTGTCCAGACGCTTCAAACCCGATACGGAGCAGATTTTGATGCCAACGAAGTTGTAGCCAAGGCGTTAGCCACAGGCTCAACAGATTTGGAGTCAATCTACAAGCAAATTGCGTTTGACCGTGTTTATGAACAGAGTCGTTCAATTCGTGAAAATGCTGCAAAGCAAAACGAAGTGAAGAACAAAGTTACAGAAGCAAAACGTCAAGCATCAGTTGTGAGTAGTGCTAGCACAGCCAAGTCTGCGGATGTATCAGCAAAACCAATCACATCATTGCGAGATGCTTTTGAGGCCGCAAAACGGCAACTAAACGTCTAGCGTTCTATTTAAGGAGAAATCAAAATGCCAGCAGCAAACAGCAACTTTGACCAGTTGCTCTCAACCACCCTTGCGAACTACCGTTCGCAACTAACCGACAACGTGTTCACCGCACGCCCATTGACCTACAAGTTGATGGAAGGTGGACGCATTCGTATGCTTAACGGCGGTACGAAGATTGTTGAACCACTTATCTACGGAAAGAACTCAACTGTTGCTTCATACAGCGGATACGATTCGCTGTCATTGGCACCACAAGAAGGCATCTCGGCTGCTGAGTACGAATGGAAGCAGTACGCTGCATCCATCGCAATCAGCGGTATTGAAGAAGCCAAGAACAACGGTGAACAAGAAATCATCAACTTG